ACAACGTGATGTTCTTGAAACCGCTATTGCAAATGTGGATCGGCAAATTCAGCCATGTCTATTTGAATAAATAAATCATTTTTAAACCAATGCCACCGAAAGGTGGTTTTTTTATGCCAAAAAATTGAGGAGTAGCTACTCATGGCGCGTATTAAAGTTCAAAAGTCACAGCTTTTTTATCACGAAGAAGATGCAACTACGGTTGAAGCTGTCCAATGTTCCAAAGAGTTAGAGCTCGGTACAGACGCAGAAGAAGATATTGATGTGACATGTCTTGATGATGAAGAGGATAACTTCGATCCGGGTAAGAAAACACCAGGTGAAGGTTCGCTTGCAATTGATCTTGATGATGAAAATGCATCGCACTTAAAACTCATTGCCTTATCTAAAACCAATCCACGCAAAAAAGTCACTTGGTATTTAGGTTCAAGTAACTCGGATGATGCTCCGACCGTTGCAAACAATGTTGTGACATTGCCGCCGAGTCGTACTTGGTGGGTGTGGCAAGGTTACTTAAAGCTTGCCGAAAAGACTTTCATTAAAGGCCAGTTTGTTGGCTACAAGTTCCCAATGAAGAAAACTTCGATTGTGAATGAAACCATCCGTACAATTACGCCTTAAGGTGAAACATGGCCAAAAATAATAAATTGACGCTTGCCTATGTCCGTAAAACGGCAGGGGTGGGAACCTTCACTGAAGTTTCGGTAAATTTCTCCGATGAAAAAGGTGAAGAACGCCATGGCGAGGTGCTGATTAAAAAGCTTTCGCATAATGAGCGTGTGAAAGCTATTAATGAGTGGGGCTTGGAAGACAAAACCTCCGCAACACTTGATCATGTAACACGTGCCTTTGTGTACGCCTCAATCTACACCGAAGAAGATAAGCCTTTTTTTGAATCCATTGATGAAACTGGCGATGTTTCACCTGAGTTTTTAAATGTGCTATATGCCGCATCTGAAAAGGTGAATGACTTCTCGGGAAAGTCGTGGATCTTGAACCGGAAGAATTCTGGTGTGAACTCGTCATCAACGGAATCGGTGGAAGAACCATCGAAGAAGCCAAGCAACGAGTAAGTTCTGAAGAGTTTGCTATATGGTGGGCCTATCGTCAAAAGCGAGGCTCACTATTTACCGGTCGAAGAATTGAACAAGGTTTTGGTAATTTAACAGCTACATACCTTGTATCGAAGGGGGCAAAAGATGTTGATGCTTTGTCATTTATGCCACATGAAGATCACCCGGAAGAACAAGTTTACTCTGTTGATGAGATGATGGCGAAAGGACGGGTTTAGACTGGTTACTTTTCGCTATTTGAAGATAGCCTAGTTTCTTTTTATTCAATAAATTAGTATCTTATCCTCTTAGTATAAGGGGGTATTATGAAAAAATTATTAGTATTAAGTACTCTGGCTGTGGCTATATCTGGATGTACATCAATTCAGGTTAACAATAATGATGGATTCCAACCACAGTCAGTAAAACAAATTTGTGTAATTAGTAATCCAAAAGTAACCATTGACGGGTTTGATCAGTCAATTGTTCGAAGTTTTTCTCGTCATAATATTAATGCCCGGATTTATCCAGAGAATTCCAAACCAGTTCTATGTGAAATAACAATGACATATACGGCATTGCGGTCATGGGATGTTGTTACTTATTTGAGCTATGCAAAATTCACACTAATAAAAGAAGGGCGCGCCGTTTCCGAGGCTGAGTTTAGGTTAAAAGGCAAAGGCGGCATGGCTCTAAATAAATGGCGCAGCACAGATACAAAGATTGATGAATTGGTAGATGTTCTTGTTGGTGGTAATGATCAGAAGTACTGACCTTTAATTGGCTGCAAGATAAGCCTCCTTACGGAGGTTTCTTTTTGATTGAAATAAAGTATCCTTTACTAAATTAATAATTTGGGGCTGGTATGCGATCACTAATTGCATTCTTAATAATTATTTGTTGCTGTACATCGAGCTTAATGGCAGCACAAGATGAAGAGATTGATCCGGCAATTCATGAGCAGAATTGTTTGGATATTGCTGATTCTGCAAGTGCAATTATGGAGGCAAGGCAAGGTGGAGCATCTCTTTTGGAAATGATGGAAATCGCAAATATTGAAAAAGATTCAGGAAAGAGATTTATTGTAAAAACAATAGTTGCAGATTCATTTAAAAAGCCAAAGATGGATGATGAGTCCAAACAAAAAGATATCATTAATGAATTTTCAGCTAATTATTATCTTGCATGCAGTGAGATGTATAAGTAGCAAACTGTGAGACTAACGCCGCCTTTGGGCGGTTTTTTATTGCCTGGAGAAAAGCATGGCAACTTCATCACTTGGACGCTTGACGTTGGATATGGTTGTAAAACTTGGCAACTATATGGAAGGTTTAGACAAGGCTGGTCGCCAGGCTAAGAAATCAGGCAAAGAAATTGAAAGTGGGCTTAATGTGGGCTCTCTAGCAATTAAGGCACTAGGCGCAGCTGCAGCAGGAATAACAATTGGTGGTATTGCAGCATTTGCGACCGAAACCATTGAAGCTGGCAATGAAATTAAAAAATTTTCTCAGCTCGCAAACACTTCTATTCGTGACTTTCAATACTACTCAAAAGGTGCTGCAACAGCTGGAATAAACATTGAATCATTTGCCAATAAAATGAAAGACATGCAAGATCGAATCGGTGATTTTCAGCAATCAGGTGGCGGCCCACTGGCTGATTTCTTTGAAAATATTGCACCATTGGTCGGCGTGACAATTCAACAATTCCAAAAATTATCAGGCCCTGAGGCATTGCAACTTTACTATGACTCACTTGTGAAAGTTGGTGCAACTCAAAATGATATGAAGTTCTACATGGAAGCTATCATTTCTGACTCTTCGTTATTATTGCCGCTTTTAGAAAACAATGGCGCTGGCTTTAAGAAGTGGGGGGATGAGGCTCAACGCACGGGTGCGATTCTGTCAGATGACATGGTTAACAGTTTAGCTTTAGCTAAAGAACACTTACAAATGATGGATTTGCAATGGCAAGGTTTGCAAGCAAATCTCATTAATGGTGTTGTACCTGTCCTAGAGTTAGTAACTGACAACATGGATGATATTAAGGCTGTTGGTGTGGCAGTTGCTGCAGGAATGGCAGTCAAATTTATTCCAGCAATGATTGCTTCAACAATTCAACTTGGGCAACTGGCTGTTTTTTCTGTTCGTGCAGGTGCAGGGCTATTAAGTTTATCTAGTAGTGCGGGTGTAGCAGCAGGCACAATGACGGTTCTAAGAGGATCTGTAGCATTTTTAGGCGGGCCTGTTGGAATTGGAATGCTAGCACTTCAGGGAATTGCAGCTGGATCTGCATTTCTATACATGAAGAAAAGCAGTAGTGAAGCTGAAGGCGCACTAAGCAAGCAAGGAAAGTCGGTAGCCGAACTTGTCGCTGAATATAATAATTTATCCGAAGCTCAACAACGAGCATTCAAGTACCAGGAAACAGTTGAGCTTAAAGAACTTGGTGAGCAGTATAATCAAACACGCCAACAGGTTCGCGCTTATGCAAGTTCGATTGCTGAAGTAGTAGCTAAAAATGAAGCTACTAAAAACACAATTCGTGGGTGGATTAAGGACTTCGACAATCAAAAAATTAGCGCTGAAGATCTAGCTAATAAAATCAATAAACTTAGTGATGTTGGTTCTGAAAATAAGCAAAACATGGATAAGCACGCCGTTGCAGCAACGAATGCTAAAAATTCCATGGCTGCACAACAGAAAGTCGTCGAATCCCTTACCACTCAGACAGTAAATTTAACCAAGAAAAGCGATGCTTTGACAGTTAGTGCAAATAACCAGGCTCAGGCATGGCTTGCGCTTACTCAAAAGCAACGTGCGGCTTTAACTGGTATTCAGGATCAAAATGCGCGTTCACAATATATTGCTAACAATATGGCGCTAGGCTGGTCTCGTGAAAAGGCTGAATATGTAGCGGATTATCGCGATGAAGCGGGACTTGATTACTCTAAACGGTTAACTAAATACGAGCTAATTCAGCTTGAAAACGGCTTTAAAATTCAACAGCAAGCCAAAGCTAAAGAGGAATCCGAGAAGAAAATTGAGGAGGCTAAAAAGAAGCAATTAGAATTAAGTGAAAAGCAGTATTCATATACTAATTCTGAATTAAAAATGCTTCAAAAGGTGTCTGAATTAAATTCAAAACACGGTCTGGATAATATTGGTTCAAAATACGGCATACCTAACAATATGTTAGCTGCTGTTATGGCTCAGGAGTCAAAAGGCAACATATCTGCTAAAAGTCCAACTGGTGCCATAGGGCCTTTTCAAACTACTAGCATCTATAGAAAACAACACGGCCTAACTGTGGCTGATTCGTATGATGTTAAGAAAGCTGCTGAAGCAGCTGCAAAAGATTTAGCAGCATCTTTTGAAATTTTTGGAAACTGGAGCGATGCAATCACAGCTTATAACGCTGGGGTTCAGGGCACAAAGGATCTTAAAAACAAAGGTTTTACTGGGTCTACTGCCAAAACTAAGGAAGCTAAGCAATATTCTGGTTTAGTTGATAAGTGGCTGGTAGGGCTTGGTGGATCTTCAAGTAAAAGTTCAGGTGTTTTAGCTAATGATGCTGCTGCAAATCTTAAAGATTGGTCTGATTACTGGGGTGATCTTGAGGAGATACGCAAACAGGCTTTAGAAAGTCAACAAGCCGTGCAGCAAACCTACTTTACTGAGGAACAGTACATGGCCTTTGATCATAAAGAAAAGATCAAAGCTATTGAATTGGCATATGCAGGCGATGATACAGCGATCAAAGAGCTTACAGAAAAGGAAAATGCCGCCTACCAAAAAAGTGTAGACAAGTATAAGGAATCTCTTACTCAGAAATCGCTTGAAGAAAAAAAGCAGCTTCTTGAAGTCCGTAAAAACTGGATGACTGCTGGAGATTACGCTGAGCAATATTACGCTTTAGTTCGAGAAGAAATTCTCAACACTTCTGAATATTCTCCTGAAATGAAGGATGCTTTGATTAAACAGGCGAATTTACGGCAGGGCATGGATCAGAACGCTGAGCGTGAGCAGGTATGGGATGACTACAAGTCTATGATGGGCTTAGATAAGTCTCCTTATCAGCAAGATATGGATTTGCTTGCTGAAGCACGTAAGCAGATGTTGATTACTGAAGAGCAGTACCAACAGCAACGTTTAGCAATGCAATCAGCTTACGGCGCTCAGTATGGTGCTGACTTTGCTGGAATGATGATGGGTATGGTTGACTCATCAAGTACAGCTTATGCAATTCTTGGTGGTATTCAAAAGGGATTTGCGTTGTTCTCTACTGCAATGAATAGTTATACGGCAATTTCCGCTGCATGGGCTTCTGCGCCATTCCCATATAACTTACCAGCAGTCGGTATTGCAACAATGGAAACAGGTTTGCTTCAAGCCGCTATTTCAGCTTTAAGTCCTGTTGGTATGGCTCATGATGGTATTAGCAATATTCCGAAAGAAGGAACTTGGCTACTTGATGGCGGTGAGCGCGTGTTGAATCCACAGCAAAATAAGGATTTAACCAATTATCTTGCTAATAAGCCCGACGAATCAAGGGGTGCATCACCGCAAAGCATCGCAATCAACAACATCCTAGACCCAGCAATTGTTGGTGACTTCATGGGAACTCCTGCAGGAACCAAAGTCATGAATAATTACATCAAAAACAATCGAAGCTCTATCAAGGCGATGCTTGCATGAAAGTAGTTACTCAAAACTTCGGTGAGGTTGTTGTTCTGACCTCACCAACGCTTGTTGGTGCCACTGAAAGCATTGCGTTTAAAACCGATGTTTTTGAGTCAAAGAATGGTACTGAAACACGAATACCACTTAAAGACAAGGCTCGGCAAACGCTGAGCTTTTCTTCTATTGCGCTTAAAGAAGAAATTGCAAAAAACTTTAATATGCAGTGGGGTGGGATTCGTAAAAACTGGGCCGTGCCATTGGCTCAAGAATCACAGTTTGTTGGAGAGGTTGTTTCTGAAACCATTGTGATCGATGAGCAAGAAGTGGAACAAACATCAGTTTTATGTAGAACGGATATTTTCTCTTTTTATGATGGTTGTCTTGCACTGTTAAAAAATGATACTGAACAGGTTTTAATTGAAGTCCAAACAGTTGAAAGTGATCGTTTGGTGATTGCGAATGCAGTGAATATTGCAAATGCAAAATTATACCCGGTGCGCGTCTGTTTTGTCCGTGGCGATATTACCCGGCAGGTCAGCAATTTTTATACACACTCATCGATTACTTTTTTTGTTATTGATGAGCCCGAGGTTGAAGAAAATACACCTGATCAATTTCTTGAAAATGATTTACACAAGTTCTGCTTAATGCTGGACAGTGGTTCACTTGAAGCCGCAATTTCTCAAAATCAAAACATTATTGATAATGAGGTTGGTGTGATTTATCAGGGTACAGATTGGGATTTTGCACGTTATAGCAAGCAGTATCGAACCATTTTACGTGGTCCAGAAGAGTTATATGCATATCGGCAATTTCTATTTCGCAGACGCGGTAAGTATCGCGCATTCTGGCTTCCAACGTACGAATCAAATATGCGCTGTAAAAGTACAGGTCTTGTTTCTTCAGTGCTTCTGATCGAGTCTGATCAATACAAGCAACTTGGAGATGTACGAAAGCATATTGCGATCAAAAGCAATGGTTTTTGGACTGCTCATACCATTACAGCATCAGCATTGGTTTCAGGACGTACTGTACAAGTCACGATATCGCCTGCACTGAATAAGGCAGCATCCAGTATTCAACGGATTTCATATTTAGGCTTACATCGCTTGGATGCAGACTCGGTAGACCTAAACTATCAGGGTGCAAATATTGTTGACGTTTCTGTGCCCATCTTGGAAATAGGAGTTTGATATGGGGGTGGTTAAATTTTTTCAATCACTGACAAACTCTGCAGTTCGTCGTGAGCTTTATGAATTCACGAGAGGGGATGCAAAGTTTTATTACACGTCGAGCGATAAATCTGTTCAAGATGGCGAAATAATCTATGAAGCGATCACATTAACTAGATCCGCAATTGATTCAAGTAGTGATCTGGAAAAAAACTCGATTGATATTACCTTTGCACTGAACAGCAAATTTGCTCAAGACTGTCTGCGCTCAGCACTTGAAGAAAATATCCTGGTCAAAGTGAGCAAGTTGCAATTTGGCAATATTTCAACCTTGTGGCAAGGGCGTGTTACTGCAGTTAAGCC